AGTGCCGGTCGCAAGCCCCGTGATTTGGTCCTGAATTTCTCCACCGGCATTTAGAAATAAATCGATATCGGGCGTGTTATTAATAGATGTTTGTAAAAATATGGCCGGTGCGGCCTGGAGACTGGGATCATCGGTTACACGGAAAAGATCCATCAGGCCCGACAGGGATCCACCGGCGTGGGTGGCATTTAGGGTAATCCGGAAACCAAACTTGTCAGTAAAAAAGTCTTTTCCAAAATTTTTAAAGACTCTGGCATCGGCGTTTTGATTTAGGGCCAGGTCCACCTGATTAGCAGCCACCGTCAGGCGACCGTTAGAATCGGTTTCGATATAAGTAGTCCAGTCCTGAATCGTCCAGACTTCATCTGACAACGTGTCAAAATCATCAATCGGCCGTGGCCGGTTGTCTTCCACCCACTGGCGGTCCAGACGGTACGGCGGCGTGATATCCTGGGGCTGGCGCGGCTCCCAGCATCCCTGGGTGCCTGGACCGATACAGGTCAGCCAGCCTTGCCACTCTTTGCGGACCTGGGACCGGTAGTATTTAAATCCGCAGCGGTCGCAGATAACCAGGTGGTCGCCAGGATAATATTCCCTGTCGGTGTGTCGTGTCATATCTGGCTCCCTGGCTAATAAGGCACACTGGTAATATTCATCTCAATACTGCCGGAGGTATAAATGGTCACATTAAGCCGAAAAGCCGTAATACCACCGTTATAAAACAATTCTGAAGCAGCCGTTTGAGTTGTCTGGTCCGTTTCAGATTTCCATTCGGCTTCGGCAATTCCCAGTTTATGGATATCCACATCGGTAAACTCCACCGAATAAGTGCCGACAAACGTGCCACCGACCTGGACTCGATAACCAGCGTCGTATTGGCTTACAGGCACTACTTTCGTAGCGACCGCCGCCAATGCTACTCTTTTCGGGCGCATGGGTATTCTCCGTTTTTAAAAACAGTTATAGTGCAATAAGCCCAGGACGGGCCAAGGAGCGCCTAAACCTGTCCTGGGCAAGGGGCTGACCCAGCGGGAAAGCCCCAGCTATACTAAGCCCAGGCGGTTTTTAAGCGCCAGGGGATCCGTAAACACCACGCTTGTCGGAAGCGCCCCAGGACGCCCTGAATGTCGATTTGAATCTGGCGTTCTCGGTGTCAAAATCGTTATCGGTATCAAATTCGTCTCCACGACGATTGAACCACTTTAAACCGTCCGGACAATCGGTTTTGATAAACCAAGCCTCTTGGTCGGTTAAATAATGATTTATACACACCTCTGGGATCATACCCAACGCACGGATGGCGTTGAGATCATTGTTTGCCGTTCCCACACGCAACTCGGATTTGAGGATCCTGGTGGACTCAAAGGTATTGTCCACAGCCACGATCAATTTCATCGGGCGCACAGCGATCCGCAACCCTCTGTCGTTTGTGAAATTGGCAATGTCAATGCACGCTTGCTCCAGCGCAGCTTCGTTAAGATCAGATGGCGTTGCCAGCTCATTTGCCCACACACCACCCGATACATTGGGATGGAGCAGTGAACATAGCTCGACACCGTCACCATATGTGAATGAGTTGTTAAAGGCACGATTGAGGATGTTCGCACCCAGAATTTCCTTGGTCTGACGGATAGAAAATGCCAACGCTTTTGCTCTTTTCAGCGCCGTCGTACCGGCAATGCCATCTTCCCACATTTCCCGTGTGATAATGAATCCTAAAGCAAAAGTTCCGTGGACATACCTGTCGATAAAGCCCTGACGGGCATCATCATAGGTAATTCCGCGCCCTTCGGGCTTTTCTTGAGCCAACCCGAAAGAGGCAATTCCCACGTCTTCCTCAAAGGCCAACTGGGAAGGCTCCTCGTCAAATATCTCCGTAAACTCCATGGGATACTCGGCATAAGCCAACCCGTACCATTTGTTAACGCCAGGCCAAAGGTCCTTGGCGAATGATCCAGTTGTAATAACAGGCATGGATATCTCCTTTCATTTCGCCCAGACTTAGACCCCTGCTGTCTGACGGTAAAAGTGTTCATTGATTTGTACCCACCACTTGGCGTGTTCGCCCAACTCATTGTCCACACCTGGGGCCAGGCGAAGGATTCTGAGCTGTTCGATGGTGGCTACCTCGCCGACGTTATTAAGTTCAACGCCGGACATGCCGGTTGTCGTATTGCCGCCAGCGTCTACAAAGGGAGCATTGTTACCCACTGCAGCGACAGTCAGCGCCGTTCCTCCGGAGACTTCCTGGATCTCAAAAATCAGATCCGGATCGTCGGCCACAAACACGTAAAGATCTGTGCTGGCCGCACGAAACCTCTGGGTACCGCTTTCCAGGTCGTTCACAACGGCTGCAATCTCCGGCTGGAGACCGAAACCCATGGCGACCCCGACGATTAAATTGCCCGTACCGGCAGTAGCTTTCACTATTGTCGGATACTTGCCTGTCGGATCGGCGGATCCGGCGTACATAACCGGATCACCAAAGTAAATGGCTGTTCCATCGGTAGCTGGCACAAAATAAGGATTGATTTCGTCACAAAAGGGGTTTCCGTTCATGTGTTTGATCGGACGCAACCCCCTGGGACGATCAACATTAGCCATATTGTCCTCCTTAATCTACGGCCAGCTCGACAGTATAAAAATCAATCAAAATGACCTTGATCCATATCAATATCCGCAACGTCTTGAGGCGGCGGGGTCATAGCTGATTCGGCTTTTATACTTCCATAGTGGCCGCTTTTAGTAGTTCTACGTTTAATTTGAGCTTCCATTTCGTCCAGGCGTCGTGCTTTTTTTGCCTGGTCTTCGTTGTACCAGTCTTCACGTATCTCCATTAAAACAGCCTGTTGCCCACCGCCAACTTCCTCGACAACCGCAGATCCCAGAGGCGTCGCAGCTCCGGCAACCCGATCACCGACCCTGACCACCCCAGGATTATTGGGGTCATAGGTCTGATCTGTGACCAGCTGATAACCGGCGTCTTCAAACATCTGGATTCTGCCTGGTTGAATATTCACAAACCTGCGTTTGTACCCTGGCCGTTTCGGCGCTGTAAGCCGATTCCTTTGTCCTATTGGGATCCGCCCGACACGGCGAGATGCGGCGTCCACACGCTCAAGGGCAAAGCCCTCGACCTGTTTACCGCCATCTGGGTCCTTCACCGCCCAGGGGATCCGACGATAACTCTTATTTTGCTTGGCCATGGCAGCGATACGCAGCTCTGCTGCTCTTTCTGTAGCAAATGGTAAGCCGTTTGTACGAAGTACAATTTTCTCGTTTTGCTCGTCCATGATTTCCTCCTTGTGCCGCTTTCGGCTTAACCTCGGCCCGTCAATGCGGGTATGTTTCCTATTTTAACCTGTTCGTCCACATATTCCTGTGTACTCATAACCTTGTTTTTTTCGTAAAAAGTCGCCCACTTTTGCTGATCGGGCGACAGGTCGTTGTAACCGTATTTTACTCGCGCCCCTGGATTGGCCTGGCGGGTCTGACCGCCAACTACAGCAGCCTGTTGTGATTGTTGCTGCTGTTGATTCTGCTGACCTGGCGGGATCTGTCCCTTGAATTTTTGCGGGAACATCGTCATGGCCGCCTCGGTCAGCTTTTCAAAATAGACTTCGTCGGGCAGCCCCCTGAAACGCTCGGACTGAGCGTCGATATACTGGGTCATTGCCAGGTCGTGACCCTGTGCCGAATCCTGACCATACCAGGTGTTTTTGCTCATCCAGTCATTGGAAAGAGCCTCAAAATTACTGGTACCGGCCGTCTGCTGGGTCTGTTGAGTCTGCTGGGTCTGCTGGGCCGATGTGTCAATTTCGTTTTTGGATTTTTTCAAATTTTCGATTTTGCCATCGATATCTTTGACCTTGCCCTTGTCAGAATCGTCGATGGCCTGATCGCGTTCTGCGTTTAGATCGGCCAGCTCATTTGCGATCCTGGCAGATTCAGCCTGGGCCACCTTAACATGATGCTGCCGCAGGTTCTGCATACCGGCTACCAGTTCTTTATTGGTATCTTTGAGCGTGTTGAGCGTTTTAACCGTGGTATCCTGGATCTCCTTGGAGTCCATGATATACTGTTCGGCCGATTTAAACGGTCGTCCGGAAGCCTCGTTATGTTCCGGATTCCAGCCCATCTTCATGGCCAAAATCTCAACCTCGGTATGCTGATCCTGCTGAATCTGCTGACCCGCCTGTTGTTGCTGCTGTTGCTGGCCGCCCGTGCCGTCTCCGGCGTGGGGCTTGCCACCATCTTTAAACACCGTATCCGGTGCCGGTCCTAATTGCTGTTGATCGTTCATGGCTCCTCTCCTTTATCGCTCTTTTAAGACGAGATCGACGGCTGGGGCTTCTTGAAGCAATTTGCCAATTACATCCTGATCCTGGAGTAATTGATAAATTTGTTCCCCCCACTTAATCTGGGTGCCGCCGTACTTGACGAATATAACCCTGTCGCCTGGCTTCGCCGGTGTCTCTTTTCCGTCTCCGTCATTCCAACAAACTTCGGCTCTGGGGCCAATAGCCGCCAATGTACCCTGAGTTACGGCGTTTTGCTCCTGCTGCCGCGATTTAGGCGGTATCACAATGATGCCACCAGCCGTCATTTCATCAATCTCGTCGGGTACAACCACAACTTTGGTTCCTTCCGGATCAATCGGACAATCCATAAGTCATTCCTCCCTCGTCCTCGTATTCAATATTTAAAATCAGATCTATAGCCTTTATCATGCCGACCAGTTTGGCCGTTGCTTCCGCCGTGGCCCCTGCCTCACCCGTCAGGCTTTGTCCAGAGCATAGCGCCTCGACTAAGATCGCTCTTTCTGCTCGGAGTCCTCTTAAGATTTCCTGGGTGATCGGCAGTGTTTTCCACAGACCGAAAGTTTCCTTAGACAGCTCCTCCTGGTTGTATTGCTGCACCTTGCGCCCCCTGTCCTGGCCCAACAGCTCCTGGCGCTTGTCCTGGAGCGCCCTGGCCCTGCTGTGCCTGTTGCTGCTGTTGAGCAGCTCTTTGATCTTCTAATTGCCTGTTTTTCAGATCTGCTTCCAGATCCACCCTTTTGGCATTGATTACAGCAGTTAAATGCTGCACCTGAGTTTTATACTCCTGTATCTGAGGCCCGACTTCGGCCGCCTCGGCCAGGGCAATAGCCTTGACCGCATCGGCCTGTAGCTTGACCATTTTGTAATAAGTTTCGGCGTCCTTAATCATTACTTCACGCTCTTTTAAATCCAGCTCTCTTTCGGATTGCTGAATCTTGGCGTGTTCAACTGCCATAGTCTGCTGAAACATTATCAACTGGATGTTGGGTGCTGGTTGTTCCGGCACCAGATCCTCCCAGTTGTCGATCTGAATGGCATCCAGATATCGGGCCAGGATCTTATGATCGTCCAGGCCTCGTCCCGTGACTTGCATTAAGGCTTCCGCCTTTATAATTTTTTGTGTGTCTGAAACGTCGGCCGTGGAGCTGACCGGCCCGATATCCAGATCAGACGGGTCATAATCCACCCGTGGATTAAACTCGCCCTGATCCTGCATATCCAAGATCCGGTTGTATTCTTCCGGAGTAGTAAAGAGCATGTTGAGGCGCTGGATTTTCATAAACTCTGATTTGAGCGCCCGATGGATCCTTTTGTAAATTGAAGAAAAAACCTTAAGACCCTGCTCGATCAAGGCCAGCGTAGTGGTAGCTGGCACATTCGGCTGGCGCTGTTCACCTGACAGGACTTCGGCCTGTGAGGCCAGATCCTTGGCGGCCTCCAGCATCAGGCCCAACAGCTGAAACAGCGTAGCCGATGGCTCCTTAGTGGGCAGGGGGAATATAGACTTTCGCAGATCATCTCCTGCGGATTTTACAAATTTCCATTCACCGGCCTTGAATTTGACCGATCCGGATCCACCGGCTTTCATCAGTTTGATGCCACGGTTGATAAAGCCGGATTGTCGGTTTTGAAGCGTGCCGGAGTCCAGCAGCTGGTTGATAATAGAGTTGACGGTCTCATTGACCGGTGACAGGAGGATCCCGAATCCCATGCCATAAAAATTGGCGTCAAAATCGGGAAAGAAAAGATATCTGGTAAAATACTGATCCGGTATGATCTTAATTACTTCACCGGCAGTATTGCGGATAACAGAGGTTGCCCTGAATCTTGGTACGATCCGCATTACTTCATTGGAGGCTTTGTGGACTGTTATGATATACGGCTCTTTGTAACCGTCACCGTCTAAGTCCCACCAGCGGTGCTGCTCTAAAAATACATAGGCCGCCTCGGTGTCGCGCACGTCATCTTTTTTCTTGCGCTGTTCTTCCTCGGAGATGTCCGGCTGTTTATGTTCAATACCCGCATCACGCCAAAGACCGGATCGGACGTGTTCAAAGTAGGTATTTTTGGTCATTTCGATGACGTGCGTGGCCCTGGACGCAGTCTCCATAGATTTGGTCCAGTAATGCACAACCAACATTTCCGGATCCACGTATTCGGACACCGATGTTGAATCGATGAAATTTCGATAGGTTTTCTTAAAAGCCACCCCTAAAAGCGGCAGGGATATCAGCAGCTGGTCCATCTCGTCTTCCCAACCGGTAGTGGCTCCGGCAAGCTGTGCGTTCATGTGGATCCTGACCCGCTCGGCCCGTTTTTTCTTCTCACCGCTTTCGTCAGCCCCGTAAACCTTGACTTTAACGTAGTCTTCGCCCTTGACGATATTGCCATAAGCCCTGGATGAAAACTGGATACAAGCCGTGGAGATCAGCGGATATTTGATGTTGGCACGCACGTCTCCGCCCC